ACATCGTCGATGTGACTGTAATCGGCCGAATTATTATATGGGTCGACTGTGATTACTTCATGATTTAATTTTTGTAATTTAGATTTAAGTATCTTGCCAAAATATCCTAGTCCAATGATAATAGTTGTCATAATTAAAGAGTACTCACGTTTATTCTTTAATAATGAAAGTGCCATATAATGATTTATCTTTGATTCACGCGCCATTGATTCAAGAATTCCATGAATCCCTCGATCGCGCGTTGCGTACATCAAACTTTGTCGGTGATGCGGTATTCGCAGAAGCGTTTAAAAAATATACCGGTTCAAAACACTGTGTTACGTGTAACAGTGGTACGGACGCACTGTATATCGCTATAAAAGCACTCGAGCTTACACCCGGTTCGAAAATCGCGGTGCCGGCCGTGTCGTATGCTGCTACAGCGATGGCAGTGGTAAACGCGGGGCATATACCTGTGTTTATCGATATTGATCCTAATACCGGACTCATGCTAACGCGAGAGGTCCGAGATGTAGATTGTGTGATTCCGGTACACCTCTATGGTCAAGTCGTAGATATCGAACCTCTTCTAAAATTGGGAATACCGATCATCGAAGATTGCGCGCAAGCACACGGAACAAATGTCGGACGAACAGGTGTGATCGGGTGCTTCTCCTTTTATCCCGGTAAGAATCTGGGCGCACTCGGCGACGCCGGCGCGTGCATAACGGATGATCAAACACTGGCGATAAACATGAAGCGATACGCGAGTCTTGGCTCGAGTGCCGATAACAAATATGAACATCCCACCGATGGCATTAACAGTCGAATGGATGCGATTCAAGGGCTATTCCTCGAGACGAAGCTCAAACACCTAGACGAGTGGACGAGCGCGCGACGAACTTTGGCAAAATTATACGAGTCGGGTTCTACATTCCCAAAACGAAACACAATGGGAAATGATGTGTACCACGTCTTTTATACTTTGGTGGATGATCGACAAGAGTATATTAATTACATGACTAACGCGGGAATTCAAACGGGAATACACTACCCATTCGCCCTACCTAATCTAAAATGTTTCGAAAAATTCTACCGGCGTTGTGACAATGCCACGGAATTTTGTAAGCGTTGTGTAAGCTTACCATTATTCCCTGGCATGACGGCCGTTCAAATTGTATCTACATTAAAGTGTCATAAAGATTATCTGCGTCTTCGGGGAGTTTAAAATTGCCATCGGCATCCCATCTATTATCTTGTTTATCGACCGTTTTAATGTGCCAAATCGCCAGTGTTGGATCTGCTTTGAGACCAAATGGCTTTGTCGCGCCCACAACATTCTCGTGTAGCTCGCTTCCATATTTTATAGTTTCGCAATTTTTAAATACTCTACATATATAATCTGGCCAATTTATCCAATCAACCTCGTTTAGTACGAATTTACAATCCTCGATCCATTTTTGTGTGAACCCGTGTGAAATATTTATTCTAGGAACCATGAGTAAATCCGCGTCCATATCGGTTAACATTTGCTTAACATTTTTTATTAATTTTTCTTTTGGCATTTCGTCTGGGTCTATTATAAATATAAAATCACCCGTACATTTTGAAATGTGATAGTTCCTATGCGTCGCAAAATTTCCATCGAATTCGCGTTCGTGTGTCACGACATCGTCTTTAAAATAGTCGATGACTCGTCGTACGTTTTGGGTGACGTGCTTTGAATCTATTAGAATATTAATTTCATCCTCTTGGTCGATGACCTTCTTGAGAAAGGAGATGAGTGAGTACAAATCCCTCGATTCGTTGCACACGCATATGGCGTAGGATAACTTCATTGTGATTTTAACATGAATAAATTCTTTAATTAAAGAAATTAAACGTAGTATTGACAATGAACAATGACTCTTCGTGTAAAAAAATTACACCCCGATGCTGTCATACCGACGCGTACGTCGCCACATTCGGTCGGCTATGATTTATATAGCATGGAAGACATTACAGTACCATCGATGGATAGGCGTATTGTCAGTACCGGTGTGTGTGCGACTCTACCTCCGGGTGTGTACGGAAGAATAGCACCTAGATCTGGCATGACTCTAAAATATGGAATTCAAACCGGTGCGGGAGTCGTGGATCCCGATTTTACGGGCGAGCTGGTGGTTGTTCTTTTTAATTTTGGATCCGAAGATTTCGAAATTAAGAAGGGCAATAGAATAGCTCAAATGATTTTAGAACGGTGTGAAACGCCGTTAATTGAAGAAGTTATAGAATTAACCGAGACGGAGAGAGGTGATAATGGCTTTGGTTGGTCCGGTGCTTAGTTCGAAAACGCGACTCCGGCCATGCCATCCTTGACTCTTAAAATATTGTAATTTACAGCGTATACTCTATGATTATCCGACCCGTTGCCGGCGTTTACTCCATCCAGTGTTAATTTAGCGTTATCGATCCTAGAAAAGTTTAGCGTACCCGATGGTTGCGATTTATTCATGGTTAGGCAAAATGGCCAGGTATATACGGCCGTCGTCTGTAACAGGTCATCTGGGAGAATAGAACAGTGGTTTTCAGGCACAACAGTGTGGTAGAATAAACTTGACATGTTTTCATACAGCGCGAGACCGTTGATATACAGGGACCCTGTATCGAACCTGAAATGATTCGCATTCGTCCAAGCTTGCGTTGCGCCGCGTCCGTTGAGTAAGTGCAAAGCTTTGACTGGGTGGTTGAAATAGGTAAGATCGATGGAATTATCAGTCCTCGAGGCTGGCTGGTATTGTACTTGTGTGATTAAGATTTCATGATCGGTCGATGTAAAGTGTTCTCGCTCGGCCGTGTCGAGGTACGCATACATGCCGTAGACCTTTGGTGTGAGATCACCCAGGGTTGGGCGACACTTGATTCGAAGTTCAACTTCGTGGTACTGCATCGCGACCAATGGGAGGGCCTTGGTCCAATCCTCGCTGAAGAAGAATGGGATTCGGTAGTGGTCACCAAGGTTATTATTAGTAGTCGTACCGTTTTGTTTGAGCTCACCTAAGCATAGAGTTGTGGTCGAACGCGCTTGATTCTCCTGGTAGAGTACGTTGTGAACACCTTGAATGAACATGGAATCGAGACGGACAACCTCTTGTCCACCAATGTAAAGAGAAAATTCAGTTGGCGCCTCGCTATGTCTATATATACCAGCGGTTGAGTTTGAATTACCCGGCATCGCGATTCCCGGGCTCTCAATCCAGATGTAGGAGAGTAAATCCCCCTTGGATTTGATTGGGATCACAACTTCCTTGCCACCGCCGAAGGTGCCGATGTAATCCAATCGTTCTGGTTTGAGTGCGAAATTTGTATGACGTTTGAAATTTTGCCTGAAGAAGCTGACCTGAGGATCGCCCTTTATGTAGGCATCTTGGGCACCCACCGATACTAGTTCGACAAGCGCAGCTGACATTATTATTATTAAATGATATTAAAAATTTGGCTCGATATCGTACTAATGGTGGTCTTCCAAGCTCTCACCTGGGAATCACGGGACGATAAAGACCGACACGAGATTAGTATATTTGGCAAAACTGAGGATGGAAAATCTGTATGTGTGACGACTCATCTTTCTCCATATTTTTTTATAAAGCTTCCAAAAAATATCAACACACAGAGACTTCAGGTGATTTATAATAAAATTAATAAAACATGTCCCGATTGTTTGAAATCGTACAATGTCATTCATCGAAAAGATGTTTGGGGTTTTCAAAATAATGAAAAATTTGCGTACATGCAATTGTTCTGTTATACCGCCGCTGCTAGAAAAATGGTCGCGGGTCGGTTGAGGCGACCCCTCCCCGATGAAAATTCTAAATTGAAGATATACGAATCAAATCTAGACCCTGTTCTTCGCCTGATGCATCGCACTGGAATTCAATCCACGGGCTGGATGGAGGCGGAGGAGTCGTGTGAGCCCGGGTACTACGCGAACGTTGACATTGATCTTTTCTGTAATGAATGGAAAAAATTAAAACCGGTTGAAAAACCGGAAACGGCACCATTTGTGGTAGCTTCCCTGGATATCGAATGTAACAGTTCGACTGGTAAATTCCCCGACGCAGACGTGACCGGCGATGCATGTTTTCAGATAGCCGTCAGCCTGTGTAAATATGGAGAAGATGAACCATATGATAAGACATGTTTCTGTTATAAACAGACAGATTCCAATTTAGATGGATGTAACATCGTGAGTTTCGATACAGAGCGAGAAATGTTGGAGGCTTTTCAAGTGTATGTATGCGAGAATGATATCGATATAATAACGGGCTGGAACATCTTTGGGTTTGATCTTGAATACATTATAAAACGAGGTATAATCGCAAAATGTTCACATAAATTCTTTCAGATGAGTAAACGAAAAAATCACGCGTGTGAATTGGTTCGTAAAAAACTGTCGTCGAGCGCGTTGGGGGACAACTTTCTTAAAATGTTACCGATGCCGGGTCGTTTTATTTTTGATTTATTCCATGAAGTTAAACGCGGGTACAACCTCGATTCATATAAACTCGATAACGTGGCGAAGCTATACCTCGGGGATAGCAAGATCGACATGCCAGCTAAAGAGATGTTCAAAAGATATAGGGAAGAGGACCCAATCGCGTTGAGACAGGTCGCAGAGTACTGTATAAAGGATACATTACTCCCACATCGTTTACTCTCGAAATTATCAATCCTTGTAAATTTGCTCGAGATGGCAAAGGCTACGTGGGTGCCCGCGTGTTACTTGGTCGAGAGGGGACAGCAAATCAAGGTGTTCAGTCAACTGACAAAGAAGGCGAGAGAATTGGGATTCATGGTTCCCACGATTCAATACGGCGCGCTGCCAGATCAAGGATATCAAGGCGCCACGGTTCTCGACGCACAAAAAGGTGCGTATTATACTCCTATCACTGCTCTCGATTTCGAAGGGCTGTACCCGTCGATCATGATGGCACACAATCTGTGTTATTCATCCCTTGTTATGGATCCAAAATATGAGAACATTGAAGGAGTCACTTATGAAAGCTTTGATATACCGGTGCCGAGTAAGATTGAGGGACAACCACCGACGATGCGCACCTGTAAATTCGCACAAGATGTCCCATCTCTCCTCCCCAGTATCTTACTTGAATTGAAACAGTTCAGAAAACAAGCGAAGAAGGACATGGCGGTGTCCACAGGCGCCCTCAAAGCGATGTATAATGGTAAGCAGCTCGCTTATAAAATAAGTATGAATTCCGTGTACGGTTTTACCGGAGCTGGCAAGGGTATGTTGCCGTGTGTTAATATCGCGTCTACTGTGACGACGAAAGGTCGTAGCATGATCGATGAGACGAAGGCGTACGTGGAAAAGCACTTCCCTGGTTCAAAGGTAAGGTATGGTGACACGGACTCTGTCATGGTTGAGTTTGATGTGGGTGATCGCAAAGGTGAGGAAGCGATTGCCTACAGCTGGGAAGTTGGTGAGAGAGCTGCTGAAGAGTGTAGTCGACTTTTCAAAAAGCCAAATAACCTTGAACTAGAAAAGGTTTACATGCCCTATTTCCTCTATTCGAAGAAGCGATACGCCGCTAAATTGTGGACGCAGGGGAAGGATGGTACCATGAATATGGATTACATAGATGTAAAGGGGCTTCAACTCGTGAGACGCGACAACACCGCTCATGTTCGGGAGGTGTCGAAAGAGCTACTGGACGTCGTCCTCGAGAGCAATGACACTGAAGCACCAAAGGCGTTGGCGCTTCAGAGAGCCATCGAACTCATCGAGGGTGATGTTCCGATCGAGAAGCTCACACTCTCACAAGGACTGTCTGATACGTACAAGGTAAAGGGGGTGGGTGTATCTATAAACAGCCCTGATATACGCAACATCAATCAAGCGCACGTTCAAGTTGTTCGTAAAATGCGCGAAAGACAGCCGGGTTCCGAGCCACAATCCGGGGATAGAGTACCGTATGTTTTGACGAAGACTGATGATCCCAAAGCGAAAGCATTCGAAAAATCAGAAGATCCAAA